GTATGGATAATACATTAGAAACTAAAATTGCTAATATGGAACAAATATTACAATCAGAAATATCTACTGCATTAGAACTTGTGCAATCAGCACAAGGTGATGCTAGAGATATTCGAAATGAACTTCGTAAGGATATTAATGAAGTTATGGATAATATAAGTGCTGTTGATAAAAGGTCAAGGTTAACAGAACAAGAAATACGAGGCAGTCAACGTACAGCAGAAAATGATGTAAGAACATTAATACAACATGCAGAAGATAGATTTGATGGTAAACGTACTGCTATAGAATCAGATGCTACTAGACGTAATGAAGCTATTGATGTTAAGTTAAAAGAATTAGAAGATCGTTTAAGAGAAATGTTAACTAAAGCTTTAAATAATCCATTAGCAGGACAATAATATGCAAAAAAAATCACTTAGCAAAAATGACGTTGCTGTATTATCAGAAATAGATGCATTAAATATTAAATTTAATTTACATGAATATCATTGTGAACAAAATCGTAATGAAATATTAAAAAAAATAGATAGATTAGAAACAATTATTATTGCTTCTTATGGCAGTTTAATTTTATTTCTTGCAGGAATTGTGTTTACGGTTATAATTTAAAATATTAATAAAAAGGGGAAAAACTATGGATATGATTGTTGGTTTTTTTAACTCTGGTCCAGCTTGGATTGCCGCTGTAACTGGTGTAGTTACTGCGTGTACTGCTATTACTGCTATGACACCAACTAAAAGTGATGATAAAATAATTAATTTTATTCTTACTATTTTAAATGTGTTGTCTGGTAATATTGGCAAAAATCGTAATAAAGATTCATAATGGGTTGGTTATCAGCATTAGGTGGCATTGCCAAATTAGCGTCTAAGCTTTTTGGCTTTGTCCTTATGCGCAAGGCGGTACAAGCCGATGTTATGAAAGAGCAATTAGACGATATAAGGGTAGCTGATGAAGTTAAAAAGAAAATTAATGCTACTACTGCTAGTGCTAAGCGTAGCAAGTTGCGGAAGTATAGGAAGCGGAAATAAAGGTTACTGTATTATAAGTGGCCCAATTAATCCTACTGATGCAGATATAGATGTTATATCTGATGAGTTAGTTGATGATTTATTAATTCATAATGAAATCTATGAAAGGTTATGTGAGTAATGTACGAATATCGTTGCACATTACGAAGGGTTATAGATGGTGATACAATAGATGTTGATATCGATTTGGGATTTAAAGTGTGGTTGCAGAAAGAACGAGTGCGATTATATGGCATTAACACGCCTGAAAGCCGAACAAGAAACTTGGCTGAGAAAAAGTTGGGTTTGGCTTCGAAGGCTAGGCTTAAAGAACTCTTGCCAAAAACCTTTATTGTAAGAACAGAAAAAGATGGTAAAGGTAAGTTTGGCAGAATACTTGGTATACCATTAGTTGATAATGTAAATATTTGCGATAAATTAATAGAAGAAGGTCATGCTAGAAGTTATTTTGGTTATGGGCCTAAAGAACCATGGGTAAAGGAGGAATAAATGTTTGAATGGTTAAATGGTTGGTTTACACCTAAATCTAGCCAAATAGATTTAAATAAATTAACTAAATTAGAATTAGAAGCTAAAGGTCGAGAAATTGGCATTGAGCTTGATAGACGATTAAAAAAGAATAAATTAATAAAACAATTAGAAAAAGCATTAAATGGATAAAAATAAACTTATAGATTTAATTTCAGATCATGAAGGTGTAATTTTAAAAGTATATGATGATGGTACTGGTCAAGAATTACAAGCTGGTGATATACTTATAGGACATCCTACAATAGGTGTAGGTAGAAATGTAGCAAAAGATGGTTTAGGTATATCTGAAGATGAGGCTAAGTATTTGTTATTAAACGATATTTCTAGAGTTGAACAAGAAATTAAAAACTTTCCGATAGGTCATTTAAACGAAGTTAGAACTGCTGTTATTATAGATATGGCATTTAATATGGGAATAACAAGATTTAATCCTACAATGTGGCCCAATTTTTTTAGAGCAATAGCTAATGAATTATGGGATGAGGCTTCTAAAGAAATGTTAGATAGTAATTGGGCTAGACAAACAAAAAGACGTAGTAAAAATTTATCTAAAATGATGTTTACAGGTCAATGGTTATAAATGTTTCACGTGAAACATTAACCGTTGTCTATACCTCTATTACTATTATTTATAGCATCAGCTATTCTTTTTATAATCCAATTTAAACTTTGTTTATCTATTTTTCTAAAATACATTGTACCTTCTACAGTTACTCTTAATTCTAAAATACCTTCAATACATACAGCATCTACTATAAGATTATCTGTTGTATGTATTCCTTTTCCTGGAATAAGATCTGACATTATTTACCTTCTTTCTTTTTTTGTGTGTAATAATACCAAGAAGCCATATGTGCAAACACTATTATCCAATCGCTACTAGTTTTAGTTTTGCTAAAATCTCTCATAATATCTTCTGGTTTAGCGTTATTTTTAATTAAAGTTTCTAAAACTGTAACTGTTTCTTTAATAGCATCTAATTTATATAAAGCATCTAATTTTTTTGGATCATCTTCATCATACATTTATAATTCCTTAATTTTGAATGTATAAGTTCCAAAAATGATTTGGTTCCATATTTAATTCTTTAGCTATTTTTTTAGCTTCTTCATGTATTTCATCTTCTTCAGTATAAGATGTGGCTCTACGTGCATAAATAAAAGCTAATTGATTTTTTAATTTTAATATTTTTGTTTTTGTATCACGTTCCATATTTTTTTTCCATTTCTATACATTCTTCAGGTGTATATTTATTGGCTTCAAAATGTATATCTCTTTCTATAGGTAAATTTAAAGGTGGTATTTTAATTCGTTTTAAGCCTATCATGTCAATACTACCTATTTCTACTTCTTGTATGCTACAAACACCGTAGGCTATAGATTCATCATCTGTCATAGATGTTATATACCATGTGCCTATACCACTAGGATTAAAAAGTTTAATAACAGCTTTTTGCATGTTACCTGTTCTATTTTCTATTTCCCAGTTTTTGTTTAACTGTTTTTTTTGTGATTCTGTATATAATTGCATTATACTCTCCTGTTTGGTAGGGTTAAATTACACGAATGAGCTTCGTGTTGGGCGAAGGCTTAGAGGCTAGCGTGATGCAGTTTCTAAGCCTTCAAGTTCAAGTTAAATCGTATTTTTTTATCAATAGATGTTTTATGATTATATAATTTTTCTATATTAACAAGAAAATCATGTCTGCTTCCTTGATTTTTTAATATAGAAGAAAAATTTTCTAACTTTTGTTCAAAACGTGTCCAGGCAAAATCTTTTTCTCTAATAGCAAAAATCATAGCAGTTACAAAAGTACGTTTTTTATAATGTTCAAAATATTCTCCAATTTTATTAATTCTTTTAGCTATTAATTTACCTTGTTCTAAGTTTTTAATTTTAAATTTACCTTCTTTAAACTCTACAGTATGTTTAGCACTTCTTTGTGCGCCACCATCTAACATTTGGCAACATTCATTAATACCAAATTTATATGTTCTATAGAACCATTCTAAATACACATAATCTTCTACTCCTAATTGAGCAAAAGAGTTCATATATGTTAATGGTGTCCAATTTTTTTGAACAGAATTAACTTGTCTTATATCTGCTAAATTAAAATCTTTTTTAACAATATATGTTACAGGTTTAGATAATATTTCATAAGCTTTAAGCCTATGTTGTCCGTCAACTACATTCATGTCTTGATCTACAATTATAGGCATAGCTAAATCTTTTTCTTTTATGCTATTAACTAAATTGCCTACATGAGTATAATTTATAGGTCTGTTACCTTTAATAAATTTAAACATGGCGTATTCAGTAGTTTTTAAGATTTTATTTGTCATAATTCTACTCCTACTCCTTCGATTAATTGTTCAAGTATTTTTTCAAAAACATCAATGGCAAAACTATTAAAGTTTTTTTCTAATGTTATTGGCTGTTCTGTTTGAACGCATAAGTATGTTTGTTTATTATTTTCATCTACGAGTGTAGCGTGAAAGGCGTCTTTGTTTCTTGACATACCTAAAACAACAGTTCTCTTTTTTTTAGATTTAGTTTTACCTTCAAGCCATAGAAGTTCAGTTCCTACATAAATTGTGGGCTTGATTAGCTTACTTATTCTAATTGCAGAGCTTTGTGTTTTAGACGATTCCCACAATTCGTGCATTAAGTAAGCTTTCTATTTTGTTGTTTTAATATTATTTACTAATTCAGTAATAATACCTTTTACTTTGATAAATACTTTAGGATCTGTATTTTTTTGTATTTTTTTCATTTCTTCCCAATGAGATTCTAGTTCTTTTAATGTTTTAAGTTTTTTAGCTTCTTCTACATATTTTTTTACGTCTTTAGGTAATGGAATTTCAGCTATTTGTTCTTTTTGAATTTCTATGTTTCTTTCATTTACATATTTATTGTCATCAAATTTACCTAAGAATACATCAGCATTAAAACCTAAATGAGATAAACCTTTAGTTAAAGCATCAGTCATAGCTTTTTTACCTGCATCATCATCTAATTGTCCTTTTTTATTGTATAAAGGAGCAATAGAACATATAGGGCCAAAACTATTAGCATGATCTTGTTGCCAAATACTTACAAATGCAATAAGCATTTTATCGTCTATTTTGTATTCTACATTATAGCCCCAACCTATGCCAACTGGGCCAAAAGCTTCTGTAGCACACATAATTTGAGAATGAGCATCAATAGCTGTAAAGCCACGACCAAAAGATACAGGTTTTGTATGAGCAGGGTTAGTTTTACTAACTTGTTCCCATAATGCTAAGTTAGCTTTCTTTTTTTCGTTATTGTAATAAGTCATTTATCCTCACTTTCTTTTCCATTTGTAAACATATTTTTTGATTCTTTTAAAAAATCTTCTAAATCGTTTTCTGTTATAGTTAAACGATTGTTTCTGGCACGTTTTATTTTTATACCGTTACCAATAGCTATATTGGCTTGTTTTGGTACTAACGATTTTAATTCTTTTTCTGCATCTTTAAATTTTTGAACATAAGGTCTGTTAATTAACCATTCAACAGCATATTCTGTCCAAGCATTAGATGATTTAGTTTTAGTCATATCTATAGTTTTAAGCATTGAATAATCTGGAACACCTATATTATCTTCATTAAAGTTTTTATATGGAGGCAATTTTTTTTCTACCATATCCCAAAACTTAATAGCTTTTTCTATATAATGTCCTTGCCAATCATAATCAGCTTTAAACAGTTCCCATTTAAATGT